TTAGGATTCTTTAATCTAGAAATTTCATAAGGAGTAAGTACTTTAAAATATTGAAAATCATTAAAAGAAATAGAACCCTTAGTAGCAACATCGGTTGGATTGATAACCATATACTTAATGGGTATAGGTGCATTTTTTTTAGTAGCACCATAGGTCTCTAAGATTTGACCTGAATCTTGCATTTTAAGTTTGCCATCGATTCTATATAAGAAAACATTACCTGATCGATAGTACTCTCGGAAATATTGAGATTTTATATCATGTATCTTGATTCTCTTAAACCAAGCGTTTACAAACTTGCGAGATTTTTCTGTACCACCTTCTAAGTAGATATCAGAGTCAGCGAAGTCTGAAAGCATGTCGATAGTACTACGAAATGCAGGTACATTAAAGTAAGCTTTTTGACATAATTGTATAGCATCTCTAGCGTCTACAGAATCACGAGAATAATCAAATGGGAGAAGTCCATCATCTATATTTTTAAAACGACCCTTTACAAAGTTTTGAGATACATTATTACTTCTGCTTGCAGTTCTATTAGAAGGTTGAAGCCTAGAAGCCACACTTTCATATAAAGATTCTCCAACTAACTCTGGATTAATATCAGACTCAGTATTCTCTTTAAATAACTCATCTAAATTGTTGTTAGAAGCATTGCTTTTGAATTTATTCCAATACTCAGATCTCTTCGTGTATTTGCGCTTTTCCTCCATGTTAACAATTGTTACACTAAAGTTATAAAAGTTACTTTATAACTTTTCAAATTGTGAATGGAATAAATGTAGCGGTAGGTCTCTTTTCCGCCTTAATATGCAACGAGTCAAAATAAACCTTTGCGAACCAGTTTCCTAATATTAAAGCAGAGTAAGAGTCTTTTCTTGCTCTATTTGGTCCTTTTTGTCTTCTGATGTTTTGAGGTAAATTAAAAGATTGAGAACCTTGAGGGTTTGTCGCAACTTCAATGTTAGCGCATTCTGACTTTGTAAGTTCTATATTGCTTTTCTGTTGATCTATAAAATCAATCATTTTAGCTCCTTTTGAGGCAGCTGTAATCTTATGATCCCACTTTATTTCATCTATAGGAATGTTCTTCTTTCTTTGCTCGTCAAAGTGGCCGTCTATCGCCCTAGACCCAAACAGTATTCTTTTATGGTCTATTGCTGCTTGCAGCATCTCGTTACCATTTCTAATCCAATTAGATGTAGGTTTTCTTAAGATACAATACTTTCTTTCTTTTTGATTATATTGATTTTTAAAGTTTAGGATATCAGAGTGCCATTGATCAGGTTTTTCTAGTTCTACTTCAATAACTCCTATGTTGATACTAGCATCTTTAAATATCTGACTCTCGTTACAAGAATTTATAAATTGTACACCTCCGTTGTAGTCTCCGCAGATACCAACAATATTAAAGTGTTGAATTAGATAAAGGAAATATCTCATATGTTCTTTTAAAGATACTCCAGCTACTGCGTAGCTATGAACAAGACAAACCTTCTGTTCTTCCCCCATAACTTTAAACACATGCATTGCAAAGTGGTCAGCACTTGTGTTTCCCGCCCAGTTAGGGTCAAAAGCAAGAATATAGTCGTCACTTGGATTTCCAACAATCTCAACAGCAGGAAATTCTCCATCTGCTATAGTACAAGCAGCCATTTTAGATAACCTGAAGTAGCCGTCACTCTCATCCACAAACTGAGCGCCAAACTCTCGTTTAAACTGCATCTCAGACATTGTAGCCTTAGCTTGTTTAAGCAGGTTTTGATCGTATAGCCTAGTAGGAGCACAATCATAACTCAATTGCATTATTAGTCTATAAGCCTCATCAGCAGCTGGTTCATCTTCATCATCTTGATTTAATTCCCCGAATATTAGCCCCTCGTATTTTTTGTACAATTTGTACATATATTCGAATTTAAAAGAGGGAGATGAAAGTATTATTAATTTGTTATTAGGCCATACATATCTTTCTTCTTCTTGCATCTCGCCTTTCTCGATTAAGCGCGATTCTAATTTGTGAAGTTCTTCTCGCTCGATAGGATTTTCCACTACGCCAAGGAAAGGGATGATAACTTCGTTGAAAATCTTTTCGGGGATAGTTAAGAACTCATCAAGTACAATGCGATTAAATCGAAATCCACGCAACCTTTCTCCATTTGCTAAAGGTAACGCTATAGCTCTACTGTTACCTATCTTCAAAGTCCACTGGTCAGTTCCTTTAGTTATCTTTACCCCACATTCTTTTGCAAGCTTCGCTTCGGGTTTGGCTAGTATATCCTCCATCTTTTGGAAGATTTGTTTTGATTGCCTAAAGCTACCTGCAATAACACCTATATTGGCATTAGGGTTTAGTAGACACTCAAGTAATACATAAATCGCTGTGGAGAACGTCTTAGACATACCGCGAGAGAATACGAACATAGAATAGTCAGAGACCATCATCCCCTTGATAGCCATTGCTTGGAAAGGGAATAATCTTACTCCCAAAAATAATTCTGAGGTAAATGCAATATTAGCCCTCAAGAACTTATACAAAAAATACTTAGCTTCTTCGTCGGGCAAGTCGCCTTCAAAAGATCTCAAGTAAGAGTTGAAATCCTTAGCAGAGAAGTCAGTGCGATATCTCTGTTTTCCTTTGTTCCAAGCCATAAACTTTATTGTCTATATGGTACTGTAAATCAACCTCCCATAAATCCTGACCATAATAAAGGATTTTGGGTATTAGCTTTTTAGCGCCTTTCCTATTGTAGGCGAATATAAATTGTATGTTTTCTGGGTAGTCTACCATAAGACCCCTCAAATTATGCCATACATAACCTAGGTTCGATTTAAACTTCGATATTTTGTTGTCTTCTTCGATTTTTTCAATAGAAGACTCGACAACAATGAACATGTAAGAATTAAACTGGACACAGCGATCCATTTCCCTCCTGAACCTTTTAATATCTTTACCAAATGTTTGTCTGAAGTCATCTTGTGATTTTCTATCTATGAATGTTTTTGAATAATGTTCTCCTCCAGCAGTATAGTCGCCAAAGTCCAACTTGTTTACTAAGCCGTTCTTGAAAGTAAAGGGGAGCTTTTCCCTTGTGTCTACGAAAATAGAGATATCCTCGTGAGAGGATTCCCAAAAGGTTTTTGGGAGGTTTCTGCAAAACTGGTTTTTTAAATTCAGTTCTTTTGTAAAATTAGAATAAGACCCCCATAACTTCCTATAGGTTTGAATGTCGGCCATGTCCGATAATTGATAAAACAAATTAGGAGGGGATATCGTTATCTTCTTATCTGTGAATTTAGATTTAGCTTTGTTTTCAACATATTCCTTGCAGGTCTCTGAAGGTGTGATTTTAAGCCAATTAAGATAATTTTCCTTGCAGGAGAAATCTTCTCTAAAGTATTGGTCATAATTCTTAAAAGGGAGCAAAGAACCCGTGTACAAATCCTTTTTCTGGAAATGCTTTACATAATAGTCTCCAATAAACAAAGAGTGTGCTTTCAGGTGCATGTGAAAGCTTTTCCTATTGTCGAACTCCTTTCCACATTCTTTACAGGTAAAATCACTCATAATAGTTCTTTTTTAGAAATACCTAGGATTCTAGCCTTATAATCATCCATACTTTCAAGTCTATCAGCTTCCTCTTCAATCAGTTTGTTTTGAAGCTCTGCCATCATGATCATTCGATCACGCTCTTCTCTTTCTTGGAAGGCTTCCACTAAAGCAAAGATAGATCCATTTTCTTCTCCCTTGGCTTTGAGTCTTGCAGTTCTAGAACCATTCAAATCTTTTGTAAGAGACTCTATCCTTTTTTCGCATTGATTAAGTTCATCACTCGTAGCCTTGATAATCTCTGTCAGACGCATTGTAATGTCTCTTTCGTTGTCTTGGTCGTCTAGTAGTGCGTTAAGCTTGTCAATGCGCTGCTGGATGTGTTTTTGGCGCACGTAGTTGGTACATACGGTCACGTACAGGTTCAACTCATCATTAGTGAGGTCAGGCTTGTCCCAAATAGCCCTAACAAACTCGCTTTCAAAAAGGTCTCTGTCTGCTAAGGTAGAGTACTGGTTTATAAAGTGATTAAATCTAGGACTACGAAGATAGATCATCAATTGATCCATTAACTTCTTTTGTTTGTTTTGAATCGTTGTCTCCTCGAAAGAGGTACCACAAAAAGTGTTGACTTTAGAGATAACGCGAGACAAAGCTTTTGGGGCTATCCATTTTTCTTTTGTTACAATCTCGTTATCATCAACTACTTCAGGGCGATAAGTTTTGAGGAAATCTACAATCAACCTATGTTTAATGCTAAGGCTTGCGACATCTCTATCCTTAAACGTTAATCGGGCAACTTCTAAAGCATTCATATCCGAATGGATATTATCACTCATAAGGAAGGACTTCTGTTCTTGAGTTAGTTCTAGGTTATCTGCTTTAGGGACTAGAGAAGTATTGTAGTCTCTATTTTGTTTGGCTAGGAAAGCCCTCGCCG